ACTGACCCGCTGTCGTATCAGGCAGAGTTTCTGGAAGCTATTGCTAACGGCGAGCGAAAGATCAGCATACGCAGCGGTCACGGCACTGGCAAAAGCACGGCCGCGTCTTGGGCTATGCTGCATTATCTTTTGATGAATTACCCGTGCAAGATTGTCTGCACAGCGCCGACATCCAGCCAGCTTTTCGACGCCCTGTTTGCAGAGCTTAAGCGCTGGATTAACGACCTTCCAAAGCCGATTAAAGAATTGCTGAATGTTAAGAATGACCGCATTGAGTTGATTGCCGCGCCAAGTGAGGCGTTCATTAGCTTGAGAGTGAGCAGAGCCGAAACGCCGGAATCCTTAGCTGGCATACACTCGGAAAGCGTGTTGCTTGTGATAGATGAAGCCAGCGGCGTGCCGGAAGCTGTTTACGAAGCGGCAGCGGGCAGCATGTCCGGGCATACCGCAACAACCGTTATGCTGTCCAACCCAACGCGATCTAGCGGCACTTTTTTTGAAAGCCAGACACGCCTTGCCGACAGGTATTGGACACGCCGCTGGAGCTGCTTGGACAGCCCGCTTGTTTCTGACGAGTTTGTGCAAGAAATGAAGGAGCGTTATGGCGAAAATTCCAGCGCTTTCAAGGTGAGAGTCGCAGGTGACTTTCCACTGGCAGATGACGACACCATCATACCGTATCACCTCGCAGAAAGTGCGCAAAATCGGGACGTGCAAATAGCGCCAGATACGCCAGCCGTGTGGGCATTAGATCCGTCACGATTCGGAAATGACGCAACAGCCTTATGCAAGCGCCAGGGGCCAGTTGTCACTGATATCACATCTTGGCGCGGCTTGGACTTGATGCAAACTGTTGGCCGCGTGAAGGCAGAATATGACGCCCTGCCCCCAAGCTCTAGGCCACGCGAAATTATGGTTGACGCAATTGGCCTTGGCGCTGGCATAGTTGACAGAATGCGCGAGCTTGATTTGCCCGTTCGCGGCATTAATGTCAGCGAAAGTCCAAGCATGGGTACGACATATTTAAACTTGCGTTCCGAGCTGTGGTGGAAATGCAAAGCATGGCTGGAAGATCGGGCATGCAAGCTGCCCAAGGATGACAAGCTTTTGAGCGAGCTGACGTCCATCAGATACACGTTTACATCCTCTGGCAAGATGCAAGCTGAAAGCAAAGACAGCCTTCGCAAGCGTGGACTTGGAAGCCCGGATCTTGCCGACTCACTTTGCCTCACATTTAGCCATGACGCCAGCGTTGCGCAGTCTGGCATGTTTACCAGCTCACGCGAGCCGATACGCAGAAATCTCGCTGGAATAGCATAACGCCAAAATTGGCCACCCATCTAGCGCTATGGTAACATAATACCGCATGCGCAACACGGTTAAGGCCATCTGACACTTGTCACAAACTCTCGACATATTTTCGCTGTCTGCCAGCGACTTCAACGCATATCTGCAAGAAGCCGCACAATATAGCGAGCCGTCTCAGATTGACTTTCTGCGCCGTGAATACAGAAAGCGAAACTCTCTCAGCGGCCTTTTAGACACAGTTGGCGAGGCTGGCCTTGAGGGCAAGAATGTTTCCAGCATGCTGCCAATCGCTGGCCCTGCTGGCATGAGCCTGCTCGATGCCTTCAAAGGTGGCAAGCTGCAAACGCGGTTTAAGGATTATGTCACAGATGCGCTCGGCGCGCTCGTCGGCGGTATAGAAAACCCCGGCATGGCTGCAAAAGGTTTGCTGACAGACGACGAAATGTTGGGCGCGGCAATGCAAACGGCTGGCACGGCTATGCTCGGCGGTGGCGCTGCTGTAAACGCGATGCGGCCAAGTGGCGACGGCTTGCTGGCGTCTAATATGCCCGCAATGAAATCGCAAAGCCTACCAGAGCCACGCAATCAAGCGGAAGCCAACGCCAAAGCCATCTTGGAGCTGCGCGCTCAAGGACGTGCCAACGAAGTCACAGACGACATGATGTCAGCGGCTGACCCGCAATACATGTTTAACAATACGCCGCTAGATATGTCCGAGAATGCCAGAATGGCTAGAGCGAGCGAGCTGGGCTTTGACATTGATGCGCCGCTTTATCATGGAACGCCAGAAGTTGATTTTAACGAATTTGATCCTGAGAAGTTTGCGGCATATGGCGATCCTGGCTTGCGAGGCGTAGGCGTTTACTCAAGCGACAGCGACGGTATTGCAAACCAGTATGCTGGAAGGCCGCGTTTTGACAAAACGGTTGACACGGGTGACGTCTTAAAACCCGCGCGCGTTTCAGAGGATCTTTTGAGGCGCGGCGTTATTCCAATGTTTTCAAGGGCGCAAAGCCGAGTTAATATAAATGATTTACCTTTACTTGAAAGAGCGGCGCTTTCAGGCAAAAGTGGCTTTGATGTAAATAATGCGTTGCCAGATAACGACGGCGTGAAGAAAACATATACAAGCGTTAATCCATCCTCTGAGTTTGTTGATTTTAACCCCGCCAACATCCGCTCGCGTTTCGCTAGATTTGATCCAGAATTTTCTGACTTGTCCAACTTGTCAGCAGCCAACGCCAACGCCAGCGTTGGCGCGCTTGTACTAAGCCAGCACGCTCGCGCCAAGCCCGCATTGGCTGACATACTTGCGCAAAACGGCGTAGACCCTGCCAACATAAATGCCGCCCCTATTCAGCGCGTGCAGGCCGCTCTGGAGACAGCCACACAACGCCAACTTATAGACGCGCGTAGTGCCAACTCTATTCTGCAAGGTTTTTTGCAGCCAGAGCTGGAAGATTTTTACGCAAATGCGAGCAAGTCGGCAGGCGCTGGTTTGCTTGGCGCAAGCAGTCTTGATGATGTTGTAAAATTTACGTCTGAAGGCAGGCCCATTTTTCATTCTGGTGACGCATCAATGGCCGCTGATGCGCATAAATACGGCGTTGAACCTCAATATGGATCATGGACAACAGAAGTTGCATCAGGTGCATCTGATTTTGAGGACGTTGGCGGCGTGCAGGCTTTTCTTGATGAAATGCCAACTGCCGCTTGGTGGTCAGAGCAACCTAGCTGGATAAGGGCAAAAGTAGCCAGAGCCGCTGGCAAAAATGTTAGTGATGTAAACGACGACGACATAAGAAAGCACGGTCATTTAGCAATAGCTGACGGCGGTAAGTATGAAAATGAAGTTTTCCGCATTGGCGAGGATGGTTTGGATTATGGCGAAGGCTCGCCCGTGCAAAACCTTGCTGGCGAGGAAATGCCGCTTTATAGCACGCCGCTTTATGAACATGGCGATGATGGCATTGGACGATACCCATTTGGCATAGAGCGAAACGAATTAGTTACACGCGAAACAGTTGAACCAAAGTTTACGCTGACTGATGAAGCGCTTTTAGAATTTATGCGGATTCATAATTTGGCCAACGCCAACCCGCTCGCAGGCTTGCTTGCCATGCAACAACCTCAACAACGTGAAAACAGAGGGTTACTCCAATGAGCATCACCACTTACGCCGAGTTAAAAACCGCTATAGCTAGTTGGCTCAATCGCGATGATTTAACTTCCGTTATTCCCGATTTCATTGCGTTGACCGAGGCGGCATTAAATCGGGATTTGCGGCATTTGCAAATGATTGACCGCGATAATGCAACACTTGATACGCGCTTTGTGCAACTTCCAAACGACCATTTGGAAACTGTGCGCCTTGGCATTACCAGCGGCTCAACGCACCGCTTGGAGCTAGTGAGTTTGGACGCAATGCTCACACAGCGCGAAAACAGCGGCAACACGTCAGGACGCCCCAAGCAATACGCTCACATAGGCAATCAAATTGAGCTTTTTCCAACTCCAGACGGCGATTACACGGCACAGTTGACGTATTACGCCAAGATACCCGCGCTAAGTGACAGCAATACGTCAAATTTTGTGCTGGCAGATGCGCCTGACATTTACCTATACGGCGCGTTGATGCAGGCAGCGCCATATTTGCTTGACGACGCGCGCCTGCAAGTTTGGGGTTCAATGTACGCTTCCGCGCTCGCCTCAATGCAAACATCCTCAGACAATACGCGAAATGCTGGCTCTGGGCTTCGCATGCGCGTCACTTCTTTCTAAACCAGATGACACATGGTAACATAATACCGCTCGATATGGAGACAAAAACATGAGTTTCACCAACACGCATGAGACGCACTTACTAACCTATACATTCACCGCAACGAGCGTCACACGCCCTACGGCATGGTATATCGGCTTGTTTACTGGCGCACCCGGCGAAGCAGCAGGCGGTACCGAAATTAGCGGCAATGCCTACGCTCGTAAAACGGTAGCGTTTACAATTTCTGGCAACGCAGCGACCAACACTGGCGCAGTTGAGTTTACAGCAGCAAGTGGCGGCAATTGGGGTACAATCACACACCTAGCCGTCTTTGATGCAAGCAGCGGCGGCAACATGATTGTCTATTCTGCATTGTCAGCTTCAAAGACGATTAACGACGGCGACGCATTCCGCATTCCAGCGTCCAATTTGTCCATCACACTAGACTAGGTGCCGACATGAGCAAACTGTTTAACAGAGCAAAAATGACCACGACCACCACGGGTACGGGCGATTTAACGCTTGGCAGCGCGGTTGACGGCTTTGTTACGTTTGCCACGGCTGGCGTCGTCAACGGCGATAAAGTGCGATATTGCATTGAAGCAGAAAACGGCACTGATTTTGAAGTGGGCCAAGGCACATATACGGCTTCTGGCACAGTGCTTTCTCGCGCTGACGCAGACGTGCAACTCTCAAGCAATTCCAACAATCGCATAACTCTGGCAACTGGTACGCACAACGTATTTATTACGGCGGCTGACTCTGACTTCACGCAAGAAATAACTGTAACGGTTGCAGGCGGTAAGTTTGTCATTGACGGCACTTCTCAGCAAATTATTACGCTGCTTCCAAGCATTACTTATAGGCTAGATCAGTCTGACAGCACCAACGCTAGTCATCCTCTGGTTTTGGCAAGCGGCAGCGCTGACGGTAGCACTTATTCAACAGGCGTTCGCACGGTTGGTACGCCTGGAAGCTCTGGCGCCTACACTGAGGTAAAACTAGAGCAAGACGCGCCTGCACTTTGGTACAAATGCTCATCACATAGCGGAATGGGTTCAAGCGTTAACATGGGCGCACCTTCTGGCGGCGTAACTTCTGTGGCAAATGAATCAGCCATGCTTGCGCTTTCCAACCCGTCTCTGGGTGATATGGTGTTTAGAACAGACACACTTAAATTGATGATGCACAACGGGTCGGGCTGGTATGTAATTTCAACGCTTAATACAGCACCTACAATTTCCAGCGTATCACAAACAACGGACGGCGTTACATCAGCGCTTTCGGGCGGTGGAACTTACTTGCTGAACAGCAGTAATAACAACACAGTCATTACTGTAACTGGCGCTGACGCAGAGCCTGGAACAACCCTGACCTATAGTTATGCTTTGACAAATTCGACAAGCCTTGGTGGAGCTGCAACAGTTTCGCAATCAGGCAATGTTTTTACAATCAACCCAAGCTCTGACACAGCAGGCTCATTTCAATTAACTTTCTCTGTTTCTGATGGAATTAGCACCGCAACTTTTGTTCAAAACTTTAGTCTTAGCTTTGGCGTATCACTCGATTATCTAGTCTTGGCTGGCGGCGGTGGCGGCGGTGTTAGTTTGGGCGGTGGCGGTGGAGCTGGTGGCTTAATTTACCAACAAAATCAATTACTTAGTTATGGCACAACTTATACCATTACTGTTGGCGCAGGCGGCACTGCAAGCACATCGTCATCTAGCGCGGCGACGAATGGTGCAGATAGTTCAATCGCTGGCTCTGGTCTAACTACTATTACAGCAGTTGGAGGTGGGCGTGGCGGTACACGAAATCCAGCTGGTGGATCGACTAATCCTTCAGTCGGCGGCTCAGGCGGTGGAGGTGCGTATACGCTTAGTGGCGCAGCTGGAACTACAAATCAGGGCTTTTCTGGAGGAAACGGCGTTTCGAGTGGTAGCCCCTACACTGGCGGCGGTGGCGGTGGAAGTTCAGCCGCTGGTCAGGCTGGCGCGACAGTCGGAAGCAACGGTGGAAATGGGGGAGATGGAACTGCCGTTTCAATCACTGGATCGTCTGTAACATACGCTGGCGGCGGCGGCGGTGCAGGGCATGATGGAGTAAGTGGGTCAAACGGTGGATCTGGCGGTGCAGGTGGTGGAGGTGCTGGCGTAAAAACTGGAAACGCTACGTCTGGAACAGCTAACACTGGCGGCGGCGGTGGTGCAGCACGAGCATCGTCGGGAGTTTCTGGTGGGGCTGGTGGGTCTGGAATAGTCATAATTCGGACAACTGTGACTGCATCAGCTACGTCTGGCTCGCCCACAGTCACAACTGATGGAAGCTACAATATTTATAAGTTTACTGCCAGTGGCACAATCGCGTTTGCTTCATAATGCTAGGCTTTGCCCCCATATCAGCAGCGCCCATAGGATCAGCAGCCGCTGACGATGGTTTTACAAATGGCGCGGCAACCATTGCTTGCGCTGCTTCTGTAAGCGCTGCAAGTGAGCGTATCCAAAACGGTGCGGCAACGATTGCATGCGCGACAAGCACTTCAAGCGCGGCTGAAATTGTCAGAATTTATGAGGACGGCGAGTCTAGCATTGCAGTAACGTCTAGCGTTTCTGCAACCGCAATAAAGTACAGCATTTACACAGGTACACGCGCTGGCTACGGCGTTGGAACTTACGGCACATTTAGCTACGGAATAAACGAAAAAACTGAAAACGCTGCAAGTGTTGTTGCTGGCACATCGTCTGCCACAGCAGCAGGCCAGCGTGTTCCAGAAATAACTTTAACAATTGCCTGCGCGTCTAGCGCAACCTCAAGCGCAGTGTTTGATGTAATTTCTGGGGCAACAATTGCTTGTGTATCAACATTTACGTCAAACGCTGGATCAACCTTAAAAGGTGCGGCAAGTCCAAATTGTGTCACCTCTACAAGCGCAGTTTGCGAAATAAAATGGACTGAAGCCGCCGCCGCTAACACAAATTGGACTGAAGCAGATTTATTAGAAAGGGCTGCATAATGGCAACTCAAACAACGTATTATTCTTGGAACAAGCCTGCCATTGGTGGAGATGAGGATGCCTGGGGTGCTTTTTTAAATGGAAACTGGGACTCGCTAAGTACGCTATTAGGCGGCGTAGACAATACTGAGTTTCAAATCCTAAACGGCGCAACCGTCACGACAGCCGAGCTTAATTATGTTTCGGGCGTAACGTCAGCAATTCAGACACAATTAAACGCCAAGCAAGCAGTTGTTGCCAACGTATCGGACGCAGAAATTGGGCATTTAAACGGCGTCACGTCAGCAATTCAAACGCAATTAAACGCCAAGCTTGGCCCTGACACTAACGATGTTGTAACTTTTACGGGCGGCATCGTCGAGGACAGCGTTACAGTAACTTCATCCAGCAACGCAGCAACTTTGAACATGCGCGACGGCACAAACTTTGTGCATGATTTGACAGAAAACGTCACATATACGTTCAGCAATCCAGCGGGCGTAGGCAATGTGTCGGCATTTACGCTGAAGGTTATTCAAGGCTCAACAGCGCGCACAATCACTTGGCCCTCTGTCAAATGGCCTGGCGGTGCAGCGCCAACGCTAACGGCAACAAATGACGGCGTAGACTTCTTTGTGTTTATATATGACGGCGCAAATTGGTATGGCTTTACGGCTGGACAGGCGCTTGCATAATGAGGGCTGCGAGTAAACTTTTAGGTGGCGCGGCTGGTACAGCGGCTGGTGGCTCTGTAGACCCCACAGACGTTTTTGCGCCAGTGGCGTACACTGGAAATGGATCAACTCAGTCTGTCACAACAGGCTTTGATATGTCTGGTGAAGGTGGCCTGACGCTAATAAAAACAAGGAACAATGCTGGCGGTGGCGAGGGAGTCATTATTGACACAGTTCGGGGCGCGACAAAGCGTTTACGCCCCCATAGTAATGACACAGAAAATACGGATACCGATGGGCTTACAGCATTTACTTCAAGTGGATTTACCTTGGGGAATGACAGCGGGTACAACTATAATACTGGCACATACATTTCCCTTAACTGGTTGAAAAAAGAAGCTTTTTTTGATGTAGTTGCTTATTCTGGAACGGGCAGCGTACAGACTGTTCCACATTCGCTGGGGGCTGGGTCGCCGCCCGAAATGATGTGGGTAAAGGACAGAGGAAGAACTAAAAACTGGGCCGTCTACCATGCAGGCCTTGGAAATACACATCTAATTTACTTGAATTCAACTAATGCAGCGGCAGCGGACACACTCCCTTGGAATAATACAAGCCCAACTGACAGTGTATTTACAGTCAATACGGCTGGCACTGTAAATTCAAGTAGTCAAAACTACATAGCCTACTTATTTTCTAGCCTCGCAGGGGTAAGTAAAGTTGGCAGCGCAGTCCACAGTGGCACAACCAACGTTGACGCTGGCTTTACCAATGGAAGTCGCTTTGTGATGCTAAAGCGCACAGACGCACAAGGAGATTGGTTCATTTGGAATAGTACTTCTGGCATCGTTTCTGGCAATGATCCTTACCTATTGCTTAACTCAACGGCGGCTGAAGTCACGAACACTGACCACATTGACCCATATTCTAGCGGATTTACTATAACCAGTAACTTCACGGCTGGGACATACATCTATTACGCAATCGCTTAACTCAACACTCGTGCGAAAGGATCAATCAAATGAGTGAATATCGTAACAAAACAACTGGCGAAGTCTTATCGCAAGGCCAAGTTCGCGCTCAACATCCTAACACCAGCCTACCTAGAGTTTGGGGCGCGGATACACTAGCTTTTCTCAATGTCGATCCTGTGCTTCCAGGCGCACAACCTACGCCATCAACTTATCAACGTGTTGAACGCCAAGGCGTTGAGAAAATCGGTGATAACTGGCATGAAAAATGGACTGCCGTAGAAATGTTTTCCGACACTACTGAAGATGGCGTAACAACCACCAAGGCTGAACACGAAGCAGCATACCAAGCAACGCTAGATGCAGCACTTGCCACAACAGAACGCGCCAAACGTGACGCTTTGCTGGCCGAAACCGATTACCTTGCGTTGAGTGACACAACCCTGTCAAGCGCAATGACAACCTATCGCCAACAGCTCCGCGAGGTGCCACAGCAATCGGAATTTCCAGCCACGATTTCATGGCCGACAAAGCCGTAGGATAAACATGCCGCTCATACCTTTAAATATACCGCTCGGCGCGCATAGAAACGGAACGGATATGATGTCTGCCAATCGCTGGCGTGATGTAAACCTCGTTCGTTGGCATGAGGGCGCGCTGCGTCCAATTGGCGGCTGGCGTCAGCGGCAAAGCGTAAATCTGTCGGGTGTTCCTCGATCCGTCATGGCATGGGAAAATAACAACACTGACCGCTTTATTGCCGCTGGTACGCATAACAAATTGCACGTCATTAACGCAGGCGGCACGGCTTCTGACATAACGCCGAATACGTTTACGATAGGCCGCGTCAATGCAACAATTAGCACAGCATACGGCTCTGGCGTCTACGGCAATGAAACTTACGGCACACCGCGAGCTGATGCCGAAACGGTTTTGCCAGCTACGACTTGGAGCTTGGAAAATTGGGGCGAATATCTTCTAGCCATGCATTCGGACGACGGCAAGCTGTACGAATGGCAGTTAAACGCTTCAACTGACGCTGCATTACTGTCAAACGCACCAACGAATTGTAACGCGATGATGGTGACTGAGGAGCGATTTGTTGTCTGTTTTGGCGCTGGCGGCGATCCGCGCACCGTTAAGTGGTCTGACCAAGAAAATAACAACCTATGGACGGCGGCGGCAACTAACCAAGCTGGTGATTTACGCATTCAAACAAATGGAGTTATTCTAGCTGGTCTGCGCACTCGCGGCCAAGCGCTTATAATTACAACGGAAGATGCGCATGCAATGACCTACCAAGGGCCACCTTTTGTGTATGGAATTGAGCGCGTTGGCACAAGTTGCGGCATGGTTGGTGCAAAGGCAGCGGCAACCGTTGATGCAGGCGTGTTCTGGATGGGTCATAGGTCTTTTCACATGTACACGGGTGGCAACGTGCAGACGATACTTTGCGAGGTTGGCGATTACGTTTTTTCTGACATCAACAAAGATCAAATCACAAAGGTTAACGCTGTCGTAAACTCTGAGTGGTCAGAAATTACTTGGTTTTATCCAAGCGCTAACTCAATGGAAAATGACCGTTATGTAAGCTTTGATTATGCTGAAAATATATGGACAACTGGCACGTTAGATCGCGTTAGCGGTTTGGATAAAGGTACGTTTAGATACCCAATGTATTTTGACGCTTCTGGCATCCTTTACGAGCATGAAGTTGGCACGTCTTACTCTGGCGTTACGCCCCATGCGGAAACAGGGCCAATCTCCATTGGAAACGGCGACAATGTGATGAACGTCGTGGAACTGCTGCCTGACGAAAAAACCCAAGGCAGCGTCACAGCTAAATTCAAAACGCGACTTTACCCAAATGCAAGCGAAACGACGCACGGCCCATTTACAATGACCAATCCTACGTCTGTACGCTTTCAAGGCAGGCAAGTCAGAATGCGCGTTGAGGGCGCTGGCTCTGATTGGCGCGTTGGCATAATGCGTCTTGATGCTCGCGCAGGTGGGCGCAGATGAGTACGCTAGGCCCGCCGCCAATTACGGATAATTTTCGCATATGGGCGCAAAGTTTT